GTGTTTGACTACATCCCCGAGAAACATGATCTCGACTCTCGCTACGTTGATTTTAAAGAAGTAAAAAGAACGAAATCCCGCGCTTACAAATTTACAGTGTGGAGTTCATGCCTCGGCGGACATAATTTCTTTCTTGGCCAATGGCTAGTGGGAACACTGCATTTCCTCTTTACCGCAGCTTTGGCTCCCATTTATGTGTTTATGGACTGGCAAACTCTTCTGGCCACAATCATCATCGATGTTATGTGGTGTTATTACGGGGTCAAGAAAATCGCCTTATCCGACGAAGATGATCCCATGTATTCGGGTCACACACCAAAATGGTTCTTTCCCCTCATGGTGATTCACATGAACACTATTATCTGGGATTTTGACTTCTGGGCACGAAAACGTAAAAAGGCGGAGAAAGAGAACAAAAGCAAGGAAGACGCCCAAGGATAGACCGTCCTGTACCAGCGAGTCGCGTTGACCGCCGGCTTTTACGTATCACAAGAGCGCTTTACGAAGCTTATACGCCGACCAGGGAGTGGACGGCCTGACTAAGATATAGCCAAAATGTAGTCAAGCGGGGCGAAGATCCCGACTTGACAAACGAAAAATACCCCCTGACCTGCAGTAACAGGTTGGGGGTTTTGGTACTCTCAACGGGGTTCGAACTTGAAAACCTGTATTTTCCACCCCCGCTCTGACCAGGGAAAACACCAGCTCAAAGCGTGCACTAACCCCGCTAACTACCCCCGTAATCTACCAAAATCTACCAAAATTTAACAAACTCGTAGAGCCAAAATAGAGCCACAAACACACTACCCCCGTCCCGAACCCCCTCGCACCGTTAGAACACCAATTCGGACATAAAAAGAAGGGCTCGGCACAGACCAGACCCCCTACACAACAACTACTCTTCCGGCTGGTCTTTCTTCTTCCACTCTGTGAACGTCATGAACGGCGGCGGGGGGCAACTGCAAACCATGATCCACCGCCCACACCTCCAAGTTCCGGAACACCTCAGTAATCCACACGATGTACTTGCGCTGCTCACGCTCCGACTTTGATACACGCTCCAGCTCAGAGCGGAACTCGCTTGTGTCGCTCTGCCGGGCCTTATCCATCCTCGCTATTTCCTACCTCAGGTCAGCGATTACCCGCGAGTGAATATCCTGCGCTTCTTACGCTCACACCGCCACCTAGCCAAAATGCCTAACGTCCCGAACTTCTCCGACAGAATCGCCGGGGTATCAAAGACAAGGAACAGGAAACCCACAAGAAACTGGCTGACCGGCTCTCCTTCACCCACCCACCGAGCACCTGCCGCGTCACCGCCATCTCCCTCTCTCCGCATCTGGGCACCATGGGACCTCAGCGCGAGCGTCACACACACCGACGCCCACAAACCAGTCAGCGCCACATAAAACAAAGAAAGGGCCCCGGACTGGAAACAATCCGGGGCCACAGTCCCCCCTAGCGCAGCTGCACTCTCAGCATAACACACTATAATCGAACATGCATACGATACTATTAACGCTAGACGGGGGTAACACCATGCCAGGACGAGGACCAGCACCGAAAAACCCAAACTCACGTGCGAGAAGAAACGAACAAAACATTCCGCAACGGGAAATCGTTGTCTCCTTTGTCCCCCAACCCGCACTCGAAGACATCTACGGAGACACCAACCCGGCAACACAACAACCCTGGACAGACCAAACACTCCGATTCTGGGACACCCTCGCCACCTTCCCACCACTCAAGACACAAGGCCTCCAACAAACACAATGGCTCGACCTTGCCCGCACCATGGTCATCGACGACGCATTCAACCGAGGCGACACCCGGCTAGGCCAAGAACGACGACTACAACTCGCCCAATACGGCATCACACCCGACAGCCTGGCACGCCACCGCATCACCATGGCCACCGCTGACGAAGCAGAAGACAAACGCCGCGCCTCCCGCGCCGCCGCCGACGTCCGAGGCCGCTACCGCAGCCTGAAAGCAGTTGACTAACTCATGCCATTTAAACCCAGCGAGGCCGGAGAATTCCCCTCCCTCGGATGGGAATGCCTGGCCTGGATCGAAGAAAACCTCGCACAACCAGACTCCGCCGAATACAGGCCACTCATCCTGACCCCAGACCAAGCCAACTTCCTCATCCACTACTACCGACTCGACCCGGAAACAGGACAGAGAACATACACCCGAGGAATATTCTCACGCCCCAAAGGCTCCGGAAAATCCCCACTCATGGGCGCTATCGGAGCACTCGAAGCGCTCGGCCCCGTCTGCTTCGGCGGATGGGACGCAGCCGGACAACCCGTCGGTGTCCCCTGGTCTCACCACGTCACACCACGCATCCAATTCGCAGCTGTTAACGAAGACCAGTCAAAAAACGCCTACGGGCCACTCCTCGAAATGCTCCGTGATGGGCCAGCAGTAAACAACTACGACATCGACCCCATGGAGAGTTTTATCGCTCTACCTCGCGGCCGCATAGAATTCATCACCTCCGGCGCTTTATCTAAGGAGGGTGGCAGGCCAGTGTGGGCGGCCCTCGATCAGACGGAATCATGGACACGGTCGAATGGTGGTGTCGCACTAGCCGACACTCTGCGACGCAACCTCGGGAAGGTGGGAGGGCACTCCATTGAAACACCGAACGCATTCCGCCCCGGATCAGGCTCCGTAGCAGAGAAGACATTCCAGGCTGTCGAACTTGAAAAACAGGGGCGGCTCAAGCGGGAAACCATCCTGGTTGACCACAGGGAAGCCCCCGCCGACACTGATCTTTCCGACCACGACTCCCTCTATCAAGGGTTGGTCTATGCCTACGGGGACTCAGCGCGAGATCGGGGAGGCTGGGTAGATATTGAACGGATTATTACTGAAATATGGGACCCGTCGACCGACCCGTCCGATGCCCGACAGTTTTATCTTAACCAGATAGTGTCCGCCTCCGATTCGTACCTCTCCCACCTTGAAGTGGACGCCATCGAGGATCGCAACAAAGCTATCCAGCCAGGCGATAAGGTCGTGCTCGGTTTCGACGGATCACGAGGCCGTGTCCGAGGCAACGCCGACGCAACCGCCCTGGTGGGGATGCGCGTTTCGGACGGGCACCTTTTTGAAATTGCAGTGTGGCAATCACCAACTCCCCGTGATCCCACCTGGGAACCAGATGCCAAGCAAGTCGACGCTGTTATTCGAGGGTGCTTTTCCCGCTACCGGGTCGTCGGCATGTATTGCGACCCGTCAGGGTGGACTGAGCATGTCTCAAGCTGGGAAGCTGATTTTTCCCAAAAATTAAAAGTTCGAGCAACATCTGAGCACCCCATGATGGCGTGGCCACGTGGGAAAACCGCTTCAGTGTATCAATCACTGACTCAATTCCGACAAGCCGTTGTTCACCGTGAGATCAGCTATGACGGTGGCGCTTATCTTCGGGCCCACTTGCTTAATGCCCGCCGTCGAGAAACGCGAACTGGATATTTGCTCTACAAATCATCGCCAGAGTCGGCTGATAAAATCGATGCAGCATATGCAGCGGTCATGGCCTATAAATGCTATCTCGACGCTGTGTCACGGGGGATAACGAAACATAAAAAGAAGAGGGGGTCATTTGTCCTATGATCGAGGGACTAACGCAAACGGAAGACGACATTCTAAGCCTACTGAGCAGTCAGGTCGGAGCACACCGAGCCAGCAACGAGCGGCTAGCCGCCTACTATGACGGCACGCACCGAGTCCGGCGAATCGGTGTGGCTGTGCCACGCACCCTCGGGGACATTGGGGTGGTGTCGGGCTGGCCAGCCACCATTGTCGATACCTATGGCGACTTGCTACGCATGGACGGCTTTATCTCTCCTGACTACCCCGACCAGATGCGCCCCATCACCCGCCGGTTCAACGTTCCGCTGCGCGTCTCAGAAGCCATTTTAGACATGCTAATCTTTGGGCTAGGCCTACTTGCTGTCGAGCCAGACACGACGGGCCAATTCCGACTGCGCTCGGTCTCCCCCATGTCCGGATCACTGTTGTGGGATGATGCCACCAATAGCCCAGTGGCTGGCTACCGACGGTCCGGGGTTGATTCACAAGGCTATTATCGCGAAGTCCTCTACCTACGTGGGCAAATCGTCATCGTGCTGCAGGATACGGCCCGAATTCAGTCAGTCCAGAGATACCCCATCCCCGACAACGGGTTCCCCATGTTCAGGTTGCGCAACAGGCTACGCACCTCCCACTGGTCAGGGCAATCAGAAATCACGCCAGCCGTGCAATACCTCACCGACGCCGCCGCCCGCACCCTGGAAAACATGGAATACAATTCCGAGTTCTATGCCTCACCTCAAAGGTGGGCTACGGGGGCCTCCCCCGAAGACTTTGGTTACGACCCTGACGGCATGTCTGAATTTGACCGCGTTGAGATGGGGTGGCGCACGTCCATCGGCAAGATGCTCGTCCTCAATGGCGATGAAGATGACCAAAAACAGCCGAGTGTCGGGCAATTTGCTTCTTCACCCCCGACCCCATTTATTGAGCAGGTTAGGGCCTATTCTCAGCTCATCTCTTCGGAATCGAAAATCCCGGCTCAGTATTTCGGATTCATGACGCAAAACCCGCCATCGGGTGATTCCATCCGCGTGTGGAAAGAGCAGCTTATTCGCGCCTCAGAAATCAAAACCGAGCTGATGAACCCGGATTTGATTGCGCTCGCTCAGGTGCTCGCTTCGCTGACTGAATTTGATGATGAGGTGGATGCGGATCGGTTAGCCGATAACCTCGAGGTGGATTGGAGAGACCCGGCGACAGCGTCGAAAGCCGCAGATGCCGACTGGGCGCTCAAACTCCTCTCCGCTGGTGTCCTCTCCCCTGATTCTCAGGTTTTGCTCGAAAACCTGCATTTCTCTGCTGCTGATCGTCTGCGAATTGAGCAGGAAAACCGGAGTAAGCGCCTGTCTGCTCTCGCGAAGGTCATGGCTGCATCCAAAAAGGACAGCGACCAATCCAGCTCGCCCAACGACACCGAAGACGGGGCGACCGAAGCAGAACAAGCCCCCTCTCCCGATGAAAACGCCAGCCAAGACGCGAAAGAGGGAAGATAAATGGCCACCGTGGATGTTGAACACCCGTGGACATCGATTACCCCAGTGGTTGATCGGATTACGACGCTGGCCATTCGTGAGCTCAACATGGAGGCCGCTACCATCCCGGACGTCACCGACAACCCTTATGAGCAAAAAGACCTGTTACGGCAGCTAGCGCGGGAGACAATCGACGCCTACGGCCTATCAGTCACGGACGCGACAATGGCGTGGCTCGAGGAGCAAGAAGAATATATGGGAATGCGCCCGGTGGCGTGGGAGCCGAAGAAAGTTGATATTGATCGTGTGGAAGCCCGGATGGCCCATGACTTCGGACCGTTGTTCTTCGAAGAGGATGGGTATGCCACCACGGTGAAGAATTTGGGTTTTCTTGTCTCTGACGAGTTGTACGGTCGGCAGCGCAAGACGACGGAGTCTACGGCATGGAACGGTAATGGGTCGTGGGCTCGGGTGGCACATCCGGGTGCTTGTGCGTTTTGTATGTTGATGGCGTCACGCGGTTTTGCCTACAAAACGCGGGAAACCGCAGGCGGTGGCCATGCGGGGGCGCATTATCACGATCATTGTCGGTGTCTGGTGATTTGCAAGAAACGAGGGAAGGTTGAGCTTCCTGACAGCACGATTCGGGCTCAGAAGATTTATGCCGAGGGGCGGGAACAGTCCCCTACTGGCAAGCCGGAGGATATTTTGTCATCTATGCGAAAAGTTGGGAATCTAAGCCATTGAACGTATGTGCTAAAATGTGTGATGATTGCGGTACTGTCCGGAAGGGATGAATGCCATGACCGTAATTGACACAAGCACATAGAGGAGTAGCTGTGACTGCACATGAGGGGGATCACTCCGATCAGGAGGCCGAAAAGGTCTCTGGAGTTGAGGACTCTGCATCCGAGGCCGAAAAGGCGGAGTCGAATTCAAGTTCTAGTGACTATCGACAAAAGTACGAGAAGATGCGCGCCCATTCCCGCACATGGGAAACACGGGCAGAGAAGTCGCTTGAGGAAGTCAAACACCTTACAGCCCAGCTTGACTCGTTGAAAGATGAGAACGGCAAGCTTGAGGAAACGGTGGAGGCACTTCACTCACAATTGTCGGAGACGACGAGCCAACTTGCTGAGGCGACGCGGCATCACGATCTGACAACGCGCATTGCAGATTTGGGCGGCAACATTGGTCAGCTCTTTGATTCGAAGCGCTTTTGTAAAGCAGTAGACGAGTTGGATCTTGATGCCGATGATGCAGACTCCACGCTGAAAACGCTCATCAAGCAGCACAGCACTGCTACCGCCCCTAGCTCGTCACTGACATGGGAGCAGCCCGGCCAGGGCATTTCGAAAGGTGAAGAGCTGTGGAATCGCCGTAAGGCACGTCGGGGGGCGTAACATCATTCATCAACTATTCGGGGGGAATTATGCATATTCGGCCAACATTTGACCGGTATTCTCCTAGTGACCTGTCTTGGCTTGGTTCACGTCATGCTGTGGACAATGCGGAGACGGGAACCTTGGGGGAAAAGACAACCCATATTCGACGGGCAGTTTTACCGTCGGGTACCGCTTTGCACCGTGACGGCGACTACTGGCTTCCGGTGACATCGAAAACGCAGTCTGTGGACGGTTTTTTGCTCACTGACCAGGACAATGTTCCTGGAGAGGTTGTGCCCATTGTGTGGCATGGCCGTATCCGCGTTGATCGTCTTCCAGATTCAAACAACCGCGTGAAAATCGCAGAATGCGATCATCCTGAGTTCACGTTCGTTCACGAGCCGTCCGATTCTCTATGGAATGAGGATGGCTCGACGAATTTTGATCAGGTCGGATCACTGCGAGGTGATATTTAATGGGATCGTCACAGATTTGGACTGAGGTTCTTTCCCCTCAGGATTTAACGGTGTATGCCAACCACTACCTCACTGACCTTCAAGCCAACGGGTACTCCCTGTCCGCCTATTTCCCCGATCAGCTGGTCAATGACATTTTCTTCGCCTGGAAAACCGAGGAAGACACCAACCGGCTGGCGGAGGTACGCTCCGCCGATGCGGAGACCCCTATCGGATCGATGGGCGGTGGCCATAAGGCCACCATGCAACTGCCCCTCATTGGGCAGAAAGTCCGCATCAACGAGATGGACCAGCTGCGCAGCTTCCGGCAGGGCAATGCCGAGTTCCAGGAAGACGACATGACTAAGGCCACTGAAACGGTCGTCCGTGCGGTGGCTAACCGGGTGGAAGTGGCTCGTGGCGATGTTCTCACCACTGGCCGCGTTCGTTACGCCGAAAACGGCGCGATTGTTGATGCAGGTATTGGCCGCGATAAGGAGTTCGAGGTCACGCCGAAGAAGCATTGGGACGATCCCAATGTTCCGGCGCTTGAAGACATCATTGATTGGGCGATGGCGTATGAGGATGCTAATGGCACTAAGCCGGGTACGATCATTGCTTCACCCAAGGTTATCCAGAAGCTGCAGGTTAATGCGCAGTTCCGTGACTCTGCGAATACGACTGGTGAGTTAGCTCGCGTCTCTTCTGGGGCCATTAATGCTGTGCTGCAGGACCAGGGGCTGCCGGGTATCACCTCGTATTCGAAGTCGGTACGGGATGGGAATGGTTCTCGCCGCATCCTGGACGAGAACACCATGTACTTCCTGCCTCCTGAGACGCAATCTGGGCTGTTGGGCTATACGGTGTGGGGTCAGACTGTGGAGATGAATTCTCCGGAATATCAGCTCACTGGTCTAGGCCAGATCGCTGTGGGTGCGTGGCGTGAGAATGATCCGATGGCGTATTGGGTTCGTGCGAACTGTGCTGTCCAGCCGATCTTGACGAATCCGAATATGGCGATGGTCGCTCATGTCGTCAAGCCGGAGAGCACACGTAAAGCTGCCAAGGTCTCGAAGTAGTCAGTGAGGGGCGGCACTGTGGATGTATATTGCACGGTCAGCGATGTGACGGATCGTTTGACGATGGAGCCTGATCGAGATGATCGCCGGTTTATTCGGGCGATGATTGATGAGGCCACTGTCGCCATTGATGCCTATATGGGTGGTCATGTGGGCGATGAGGTTCCGTCTGCTGTTCGTGTGGTGTGTGCTCGGGTTGCCGCTCGTGCGGTCAGTCGTGGCTTATCCACTGCCCCGGTGGGGGCCGAGTCTCAGTCTTTTACTGCTGGGCCGTTTTCTACCACGCAGAATTTCGGGTCGAATTCGAATGGTGGAGGCGTGTTTTTGACTGCTGAGGACAAGCGGATGCTGCGTTCTGTGGGAGGTGGCCGTCGTGGCGCGTTCACGGTCTCGTTGTACTAGGTCGGGGTTTCCCCTGCCGTTCACGGTGGAAGTGCGTCATCGCGAGGATTCAGGGGTTGATGCGTTCGGCAATGCCACGAGATCGTGGGGAAAGCCGGAATCTGTTCGGGTCGCTGGCTGGTCTATTGATAGCTCTGATGAGCATGGTCCTGATGATCAGGATGTTCGGCGGGTGGATTGGGCTGGCTCCCTGTTTGCCCGTCCTGGCGAGGTTCGGGCTGGAGATCAAGTGGCCCTCGGTGACGCCACGTTTCTTGTGGCTGATGGTGGCCATGACTACACGCATGGCCCGTGGTGGGATCCAGGCTTGGCGGAATACAAGCTTCATGTTTTCGAGGAGGCATAGCCGTGAGTGACCGTGTTGAGTGGAAATTTAACCATCAGTTTTTTAACCGTGTCCTCAAGGAAGATGGCCAGACACGTGCGCTTGTCGATGCCAAGGCCGAGGAGTTCCGCCAGAGAGTTGGGTCGTCGTACTCGGTCCTTCCAGCAGTGCAAGGTCAGACTCGGTGGCGGGCGCTTGTGGTGCCGACTCCTGGTGATGGGAGGGCCTATGGGCATGAGCTGAAACACAATTCGCTTCAGAAGGCTGCGGGTGAGTATCCAGTCGCGACTAAGCATCCAAGGAGTACAGAATGAGGCATCCTACAGCGGTCGTGGTCTCGTGTTTGAAGAAATGGTTCGTCGGCTCGGAATACGAAAAGGTCCATGTTGCCACCAAAGTGCCTGACAACATTCACGGCCCTGTTGTGCGGGTGGACAGTGCGCCACCTCATCGGGAAACGCCGATCACAGACCGGACGCGGATCATGCTGCAGGCCTACGGGGATGACGACCAGGACTGTGTCGATCTTCTGGCTGCCTGCCTGGACGGTCTAGAGATGGCGTATCGAGCTGATTTAGCCGTCATGGCGTGGGAGACCGATACCGAGCCATATAACTTCCCTGATCCAGATCGGCCGGGGGTAGTCAGGTGGCAAGCGGCCGGTACTTTGTGGACAACGTTAAGCTAATCAATATTCATGTATAATACGAGGTGGCTTGTGCTTTAAACGAGGAAAGCCACTCGGGGATTCATACTTTTGGGGGGATTCGCATGGCACGTATGCGACAAAATCTTGTTGTCGGCGCGCCCGAAGTGAAGAGCGGCGGGGCTGCTTGGATCGGTAAGGCCGGCATTAATCCACTTCAGGCTCCGCATTCGGCGTCGATCCGGGTAGCAGCATTGCCTGCTGTCAATCGGTTCAGCCCGGCGGGCTACATTTCTGAAGATGGCGTGACGAAGACTGTTGACCGGGATACGGACAATGTTGTGGATTGGAATGGCGACACAATGGCTGTTCTGCAGTCAAGCCATTCTGTCCAGATCAAGGCCAAGTTCCATGAGATTGTGAACTCTCATGTGGCGACAGCGATGCTTGGTGACGGGAATTTCCGTTCACGGCACGATGGGCGCGCTATCCAGATGATTGATAACGCGACCGACACCCCGTACCGGTCCTACATTTTCGACATTCACGGCGGCGATGGGGTCAAGGGGCGACTGTTCATCCCGAATGGCCGCGTCTCTGAGCTTGATGACCAGGTCTTTTCCCGCTCTGAGGTTGTTGGCTTTGACGCCACCATCGAGTGTTTCCCCGATGACAATGACAACAAGCTCTACACCTACATTGATCGCCGTAACGTCAAGCGCGACGAGGATGATCGCTTCCCCGACGATGGTCTTCCGGTGATCTCGCTGGCAGAGATCGAGGATATTGTGCGCAACGCTATTGATGGGTTGCCGATTTCTCCGGACTTGGTCGCCGGCTTGTTCTACTCCCTCATTGACGGCAAGGGCGGATTAGACCTCGATTTCATCGAGAAGCTTGTTAACCATCTGCGCCCGCTGGATGGTGTCGATGACATTCTTAAGCTGTTGGCTGATCTATTGGAGGGGGCCGATGGGGCCACGCTCATTCACGATGTTGAGGCTTTGCCGTTTACGCCGCTGAATAAGTATCGCCGGTGGGCTCAGTCTGTTGTTGATCTTCTCTCTGGTGCTGGCGGACGCCAGACCTTGGATGACCTCACTGGGGGGATTCTCTGACCTACTCGTGTAGGCATTGTTCATAAAAAATTTTTTTGGAGGTTTATTCCTATGGCTGACAAAGAAAGCCTTTTGTCACAGATCACTAAGTCTCTGCGCGATCTTCAGCAGCAGGGTGGAGTGGAAAAAGATACTGCCGATTCTCTGTCCGGAATGTTCACGAATTTTAACGGGCTGATCGACAAGTTGACTGAGTCAATCCCCCAGCAAGTGTCCATGTTGGGCCGCACCGTCAAAGACGCCAAAACGCTTGCTGAAGATATCAAACAGATCCTCGGTGGCCCCCTGGTGTTCCCCGGCACTGGTGTTCCTGCCGCGATCAAGGGCATCAATGATGCCCAGGCGACTCTGCATGATCAGGTCGCGGCCCAGTTTGGGGATTCAGAAGCGTTGCCACAGCAGGTCGCCGACCATGTCGACGAGTTGGCAAAGAACGCTGGAAAAGTAGGTGAGGCTATTGATGAGTTCGTCAATTCCACCTATGGCAAGAAGCTGTTTGACGATATCACTCCCGGTGATGGCTTCCCTGAGCTAGTCGGTAAGTTCGACCATCTCACTGAAGGTGACCGTAAGAAGATCACTGACTTGGTGACCAGTATCGGCACTGCAGCGAAACCGATGGGCGGCACGATTGTCGACATTTTGCGCGCTGTCCACAACGAGAACGAGGGGGCTAAGTAAATATGGAGTATAAGTACACTGACCGCGATTCGTACGGCGAATTCTCACCGTCAACTCTCATTGACCGGCTGGAGTCAGCCGGTGTCCTTCCCCATGAGCTCGCGAATGTTTTCACCCAGGCATCCAACGCTGTGCTGAACGTGTCGGATGATGCCCGCTCCAACGTCGAGCAGGCGCTAAGCACGTTGGCGAATGAGGCCGAAAGCGGCCAAAAGGTGAAAGACACGTTGAGGGCAAACCTTGAAACAGCGCTGGAAGAACCCGATCCGCTTAAGAAGGTGGCGGATTTCAAGACGGCCGCGGACGAACTGGTTGACGGTCTTGAGAACCAGCTTAAGGATCTGGGCCTCGGCGACGTGTCTTCTCTTGATGATGTCCGGTCATCTGTAAGGGATTTTGCTGAAGCACTCGACACGCTCAATGCTTCAGCACCAATCGCAAAGATTGTTGAGAACCTTCCCGGCGGCGCTCTCCCCGGCCACGTTCTTGAGGCCCTGGCTGGGCTGCGTCAAGATGAGCTGGACGAAATCCGTCAGCATGTCGACGCGATCACTGACCGGGGCGCCCGAGTCATCGCTGACCTGGCTTCCATTGGTGCCGATGAGGCCGTCCGCCATGCCGCCCGCGCTAATAAGACGCTGACTCCCCTGCTGGCTATTGCGCTAGCTATCGGTGCCGTTGTCGGCCAAGGCGCCGAAGCGGTCAAAGCTATCGCAGATGTGGGCGCTGCACTCAAAGCGGCTATCGTTAAAGGCTTCTTAACTGCAGGCAAGGGGCTTCTTGCCGCTCCAGTCATCGCCCAGGTCAAGTCGGCGAAGGCATTACCATTCGCCGTTGTTGCACTCCAGATGTTCAACCACCACGAAATCCGGATGGCCCTGCTCAATGTCTTCAACGACTTGATCATTAACACTGTCACCGCATTCAACACCTCGGTGGTGGTCAAAGCTATCCGCGCCGCTGTGGATATGCTGGTCTTGTCCACCCCGATCCGTATCGCGGTTCGCGGCAACAACATCATGTTGATCCTGAATGCTCTCAATATTGGCCGCATCCTGTTCAACATTTTCTTGCTGACACGTATCCCCCAGATCGGTCATCTGCCGATCCGCGGATTGGGCCTGCGTGGCGTGGAAACCCTGTTTGCGGGCGCCTACACCACATGGCGCCTACTCAAAACGATCCTCACCCCGCTTGCTTTCAAGCCAGGGGTGCTTCTGGGAGACGCTGTGGCCTTGGCCCTCGTCGCCTACCTTGTTGTCGGCGCTCTCACTGTTTAATTGTGAGTCTGCCCTCGGGGGCCAGGGTACATGCCCTCGCCCCCTTCTTTTTATGCCTTATACTGGGGATATAGTGACGCGTTGCTTTCGGGGGGAAACATGCGTAATCGAAAAAATCTTGTTCATGGCGCGCCGGATGTGCATGCCGGGGGTGGCGCGTGGATTGGGCACGCTGTTTCTAATCCGTTTGCTGTCCCCCTGTCGGCGAGGGAGCCGATTCGTCGACTACCTGGTGTTGGGCTTACCCCGGCCGGCTATGTGTCAGCCGATGGTGTCAAGGTAGATACATCGCTGGCCTCAGAGGAGACGAAATCCTGGTCGGGTCTATCGATGAATACTGTCTCGTCGCCGGATGGTGTCACGTTGTCGGTGTCGTTTATGGAGCTGGGCAATTCGGCGGTGATGCGTCTCACGCACGCCGATGGGTCGGTGAAAGAGCTGTTCGATTCGTCGCGTGTTCGTGTTGAGGAGCGTCTGGATGAGCCCCTTCCTTATCGTTGTTTAAACTTCGATCTCCTGTCAGCAGATGGGCAACGTACACGCATTTTTGTTCCTCGCGCGGTGGTTACTGATATTGATTCGCAATCGTTTAACCGCTCTGAGTTAGCCGCGTGCGTGCTCACCTTGTCGTGTACGCCGGATAGTAATGGTGTGTGCGTCTACAGGTTGGTGGATCGCCAACCTCAGAAGCCAACTCCGCGTGACCCTGACGGGCCGGATTTTGCTTTCGTTGGCCAAATACGCGAGTGGATAGATTACATCACTGGTGATGGGAAGCTTGCGAATCTTGGTGCTGTCCGGGCTTCACTATCAACGGCGCTCAGTATTATTTCCCGTATTTCTGAGCGGTCATTGGTCGATACCATCGATCAGCTGATTAATCGTGTCGAGCACACGGTCGCGGATATGACCGACTCTGAGCTTCTCCGCCTTATTGCTGATTGGGCTCCGCGTGATCTGATCACAGGCGCCAATCTGGATAATTTCAGGGCAGCTTTCGATAACGCCATGTCGTGGCTGCGGAGACGCACAAAGTCTATTGCCCATGCGATTAAGAAGATTGCGACTTTGTGGTCGAGTGTTGGCATTGGTGGGCTCATCGCAGGTTTGTCGAACGGTGATGTGCAAAGGGCGATCGGTGACTTCATAGCGACTATTGGAGCCAATTGGCAAGAGTGGCTCACGGCTGTGATGAATGGCGATGTTGACCACATTATTGATAATGCGATTGCGTCTGTGAACGTCCCTGCTCTCGGTGACGCGCTGGCGAATCTTGCGGAGTCTGTGGGCCTGGGCCAGTGGTCGGGCCCGATCCGGGCGTGGGCTGGATGGCTTGGTCAAGCGTCGGCAGGGTGGGGCAAGGTGGTCGGAGACTGGCTGCGTAGTTTTCTCAACAATCAGAGTGTCTCTGATTTAAACCAGTGGTTGGGTGATGCAGTTCAGCGGTGGAATGAGATCGCGGGCGATTTTGTTAATCGCATGGCATCAGGTGAATTATTGGCGGATTTGGCGCGTACCGGCGGTGATTTGTATCGGGCTGCCCAAAAACTGTGGGATACCGCTGCCAGTATTGTCCGCGAGAATTGGGGGGCGTTTAACCCCGCTAATCTGGTTAAAGCGTATAGCGCGTTCGTCGGTTCCTTTGATGCAGCACAGTACGGTGATATTGCTAACCGTTTTCTTACTGACTGGGCTAATCCTCCGGCGTTGGCGAATGACTGGGCTTTATTGTCAGCTGCTCTAGCCGGTGACTTTACTCGCGGGTCGGTGGCTGCTCTTGATGCGTTAAATCTCGCCCAGGTGTGGCCACAGCTGACGGCGGCCTGGGATCAGTTCTTACAGGGGGCCAACGCGGCGCTATCTGAATTGACCGCGCAAGATTGGTTGCTGGCGTCAATCATGTTGCTCGGCCCGCTTATCACGCTGGCAGCTGGTTTTGCGTTAACGATCGCGTTGTTTGTCTTTGGGCAGCCACTTTTTGCCATACCTGTGGGATTGTCAACGCTGGGCCTGGTTATCGGCATGTGGCTTGTTGTTACCCAGTTTGTCGGTTTCAGCCTCGGCGGGGCGTTGTTGCCGTGGGCCGCGGATCTGATCGTGATTTCCCTCTTGACGGGCCATCCGTTGGCGGCGTTGTTCATTTTTTGGTCTGTGCTTAACGGGGCACGGTTTATTATTTTGGATTTTCCGTTGCTGGTGATTGCGGGGGCAGCACCGGTCACGATTAAGGCTGCTGTCCTGTTTTTAGCGTCTGCCTGGGTTATCGCACACGTAGCAGCATTGGTGGCCGTGACGTTGCTGGTGGTCGTTAAAGCCCGTGTGTTCTTGCGGCTGACTCAACCATTTCGAATGACTGGCCTGGAGCGGGCCGTGATTGCGGCGACGGTTGCTGTGATCACGTTTGTGATTGTGGCGCTGTTTTCGTCCACAGTGTTGGGGCTTATCGTCGTTCTTGCTGCCCGAAACTTAACGATCACTGGGCGATCTGCTCTGATTAACATTCTTCGAGCTGTCGCTATTGGTGGCGTTGTGCTCCCTGTTGTTGCGGCGGGGGTCATGCTGTCGCTAGTGCGTTTGCTGCGTTTTCAGCTGGCGATGATTCCTCCTGTGTCTATTGCGCTGGTCATTGTTCTTCCTCTTGCCCAGGCTCTGTTTTTCCATCGGCGTATAACGCGACTTCTCACAGCCTCAGAATTGGGAGCATTGGGGAGTGTCCTAGTGCCCCTGTTGAATTTTATTGTCTCGGTTTTCGGTTTAGCTGTCACCACTGTGCGGGCACTTATCCCCGCTCTTTTCTCTGGTACGACCGCCCTTATCACAGGCTTGGCGGCTATTCCTGCATCAATTGCATTCTATGCGTCGTCGGTGACGTGGGTGCTCTCCCAAATTGCATCTTTTACTCTATTGAGGCGGGATATTAGGCCAGTTGTGCTTGTTATTGGCAGCGTGATGGCTCTATCGGCTCTCGCTGCGGCGGCGGGGCTGGTTGCTTCTGCCCCACTGTTGGCCCCACCACTGACGGTGATCGTCGTTGGTGGAGCTGTTGCTCTGGGTGTCGTCGGCGCTATTATCGCATGTTTTACGGCAGGACAGTTGTCTTTGTTCGTGACAGGTCTCCGTGGAGCGGCACAGCTACTACTGCGACTGGTGGTGGCATCCACCGTGGTGTCCGGCCTGTTTTTCATGTCGTCTGGGGTACTAGCAGGAATAGGACCGTTTATCTCGGCCCTGATTCTACGAGGTGTACGTGTCGCACGCTCGGCGGTATCAGTGGGGCTAGTCCCTATCGTCGCTAAGATGTACCGCTTGGCTGCCCCACTTCGGTGGATTATCGATGCCAGCATTGCAGCCGCCGGGGCGGTGGTGTTTGGACTTGGGGAACTGGGTGCTCCGCTTCTTCATTGGCCCTTCCGTGGCCCGACCTACCGGTTCTGGGTTCCGCTTATTCTGGGTTTTTGGCTGGTGGTGTGGAATTATCTGGCCACCGGCTACTACGCTCTATGGCTGACTTACCTAATAGCGTTGTTCTTGTCAGCATATGGCGGGTGGGTGGCCTGGCTGATAGCCGGTGGCGCGTCAACTCCCTTGTCAGCACCGCAGTATGCGTGGGCCACAAACTTCACGATCGCGTGGGGGTTGACCTTAGTTATTTGTCTTGTTGGGGCGGCATTGCTGATTCCGGGCCGCTGGTTCCGGTATATCGTCACTGCCTTAGCGATCCCCTGGCTATTGCTCGACGCGGTTGGCCTAGACACTGTCACAACTATCGCCTCCGCCCTTGCCGGCCTCATCATGGCGCTACGAACGGCTACTGGTTTTCTCTTCACTCCCCTCCGGGCTGTTCTTGCTGGAATTGCCGCCGCTAGCCTCGTTGCCGGGGCTCGCCTGCTGGGGTGGGGAGTTGTCATTCTCGCCGCCGATCTCTTCACCCCTATAGCTATTGCTTTAGGCGTGAATCACCGGTTCCTCATGGCCGCCATCATCACGTTGGCCTGGATCGGCATCCAGCTAGCCACACTCCCTAGGTTTATTGTCGCAGCAGCTCTGTCAGCATTAACCGGGATCAGCGGTGCCTTTATCACCGGTCGAGTCTTGCGCATACTCGCTGCCGACATGGCCGCACTCACTGGAGCGATCCCCTGGCTGCGGTCACAGAAACTCGCCCAAATGGGTGTTGTTTCCCTCGCTGTTATCCCGGTCGTCCTCTTTGTCGGCATCCCGCTTACGATGGTGACTCGGCGATTAACTGCCCCTGTGCGTGTACTTATTGCTATTGCTTTCACCGCAACAGTGGCCACCTTCGCTGTGGCCGCCGCCACGATTGTGCCTGGAGTCGGAGGGGCGCTCACAGCTGTTGTTGCCCTAGCCATTTTCGTCACGGTCCTTGCCCAACACCCAAGAGTTCTTCTCTCCCCACTGGCAGGACTTATCGCTTTATCCGCAGGTCTAGCAGTCGTGGCCGCCGTACTATTTTATCTTTCTGGCCAGCCAATTCGAGCGGCCCGCCGTGTGACGATCGCGCTGCGGGCACTCATCACCCTACTAGGTGCGCCGATTGTGATGTGGGGGCTGCTGATTGTCGCTGCAGCCGGGGTGATTATTGCAGTCACGTCTCTTATCAGCACAGGGCGCGTGGTGGATGTGCTGGTGTCTTTAGCGGTGTTGTCTGTTGTCGTGACCGTGATGGGGCTAGTCGTTGTCACGCTGCTTTTGACGGTTTTTAACCGTGCCAGTGGCCTGACTATTGCGGGAATAGTTACCGTGACAGTGCTGACGGTGGTGGGGCTTATTATCGTGTTCAGCCTAATCCCGCTTTATGTTCGAATAGTGAACACTGTTTCATTCCCGCTGGTTGGCATCCCGATGGATATTTTCAATATTCTGACCCGGAATTCCCTGTTGGGGAGAATGTCTCGCCTGTGGGTTCTGGTTCATGTGCTGGCTATCGGTGCGATATCTCTCGGTCTTGTGGCCTTGGTTGTGGTGTTGGGCATCGCCGGAACGATCACAGGGTTTGCTTCCACGGCTGGTATCGCCACGGTCATCGTGCTGGTCTACCTCTACGTTTTTATCCCCATCGTCGCTGTCATTATTTTCGCGGCGGCATCCGCTGCGGTTGCGTATGGATGGTGGTGGTGGGTGACCTTCGGCCCGAAGTAATCGAACGTATGTACTGCTATGATGTCAGTAGACCTAATGGCGTTTCATCAGGAAACTACCTATATCTGCCTGTTAGGTAAAAGATAGAACTCGCATTCGACATAAGGGGGAAGGTCACATATGGCCGCCAAGAAGACAACGAAGAAACCAGTTCAGCCCAACACTGACTGGTTTGATTACACCACCCACAGCGGAGAATCGATCAGCCTGCCACCCATCGGCTCGGTCATTACCGCTGGGGATCGTCGCCGGGCGAAACGCGATGGTGTGGACGATGAAGAGTTTTCATGGATCATGCTGGAACGGGCAGCTGACAAGGCTGCCGAGGGAACTCTGGACATTATTGACGCCATGCAGATGGACGAGTTCAACACGTTTATGAAGGCGTGGAGTGACGGGGGCGACAAAAGCTAGCCTGTCAGAGATTATTTCCCTGATCGACGCTATGGATAGGGACCCGAATTTTTCTATGGCAGTCGAGCGGGAATTGATCGAAGTCGGCGTGCGATGGCGGTGGGTCAACGATGGTAGTGACCGGCTGTCGTGGGATGACGTGATCGCTTTGATCGCTACTGCGGGCCCTGATTCGGCTATCGTGCGTGATGCTCGCAAGGATGAGTGGGAGTGGGATTTAACCAACCAGTTACTCGCGCATATTGCTGATCAACAGGCGATGAGCGCCTGGGGTGGTAAAGGCGCGAAGCCGAAACCGATTCCTCGACCTGGGGTGGATGGTAAGGAAATGGAGACGGCTGGTGTGAAACCGGAGGGCTTGTCGAAAGCTGAGATGGACGAGTGGCTGGGCGATGATTGGCCTGGCGTTAACGGGGGCTAAATAATGGCGGCGAACTTTGATGTTGGCACCGGGTGGGTGAGCATTGTCCCGAAGATGGGCGATTTCTCCCAGGTTCGTAAACAATTGGATAAGGCAATAGTTGCTCCGTCCCAATCGTGGGGCGAGCAGATGGGTAACAAGATCACCTCTGGCTTGAAGAAGACGGTGAACGTCGGGGCGATTGCTGTTACCGCTGCCGCCGGTGTGAGTGCTGGTAAAGCATTCTCTGATGGGTTCAACCGTTTAGCATCGACTGATCGGGCCGAGAAAGCTCTTGAGGGTTTGGGCTATAAGGGTAATGAGATTACCCAGATCATGGGAAACGTTAATAAGTCTATTGAGGGCACGTCGTTTCTCATGGGTGATACTGCTCAGGTTGCGTCGGTGATGTTGGGCTCGGGTATTAAACCGGGCCAGGAGCTTCAAGACACGCTGAGTCATGTTGCTGATGCTGCCGCGCATTCGAATACGTCGATTAGTGAGATGGGGTCGATCTGGTCGAAGGTTGCTGCTCGTGGCCATGTTGATGGTGAGGTGATGGCCCAGCTCATGGACCGTGGTATCGGTCTGCAGGATCAGCTCGCCAAGCAGATGGGCGTGTCCAAAGATGCGGTGGCGGATATGGTCAGCTCTGGGAAGGTGTCGTTTGCTGATTTCTCCCAGGCTATGGATTCCATGTTCCATGGGGCGGCGCAGAAGCAGCGCGAAACGTTCCAGGGGTCTATGGAATATATGAAGGCTATGGCCTCCCACGTCACCGCTGAGATCATTCAGCCGTTCTATAATGGAATGATCCCGGTGTTTAACGCCATTTCTGATGGTTTCGCGGGTCTTGAAGGCAAGCTTGGCCCGATTGCGCAGCAGATTAGTAATGCGATAGCCCCGGTCTTTGAGCATTTGGCTAACGATGTTATCCCCGCAGTGTTTTCCGCAATAGACAGTATCAATGTTGATACTGTCATGGGGGCTTTTGGGCCGCTCAAGGAGGGGCTAGCCCAAATGGGCCCCTTGTTAGAGCAGCTTGCTCAGGCCGCTATCCGTGTGGTGGCCGCCTTGGCCCCGGCGATTCCACCACTGGCAGCTGCACTCGTGGCCATTGTGAATGGGACACTGCCTGCGCTAACCGCACTATTGAATGCGCTGGTCCCGATCATTACTTCGGTGATTGTTCCCGCGATTACCGCGTTAAGTAACGAGTTGACTAAACACCCACAGTTAGCGGCGGCGGCTGCTAACGGTTTTATGCTCTGGGCTGAAGCATTCGTCCCATTGAATAGGGGTTTTAAGGCTGTTAAGGCGGGGGCCGGCATTATGGAAGCGTTCGGGCCCCGCATAGGAATAATTGTGAAGTCCCTGTTCAATATCGGAAATGCGCTCAAGAGCGTTATCGGTGTCGGGCGCATCATTTTTACTGGCCTGAGGACACTGCCTGCGCTGATGAGCGCGATTTTCAGCACTAACCCTGTTGGTGTCATCATGACCGCCATCGGGCTTCTCATCACCGGCATCACCTTGTTTTTGACGAAAACTCAAGCTGGTCAAGCGATCTTGGCGTCAGTGGGTAGCGCTTTGCAAGCCTTCTGGGAATGGCTGCAGCCAGTCTTTGAGTCAATCGGCACGTGGTTGTCGACAGCATGGTCGGCTATTTCCTCGTTCTTCTCTCAGGCTGCGAGCGTGATCGGCACTATCGTGCCGTATGTTGTGTCGGTGCTTCTAACGCCGATAATGATTCAGGTGGAAATAGCGAAGGCCGCTATTCTTCTGGCGTTCAACTTGATTAAAGCCGGATGGGATTTGCTGGTCACCGGAATGGTCGCATTGTGGGAGTCGGTTTTGCACCCCATGTGGGACTTCATGGGCATGGTTGTGAGCACCCTGTGGTCGGCGGTACTCCAACCAATTTTCTCTCTGATCGGTACGGCGTGGAACATGCTACTCAGCGGCATGGCGGCTGTCTGGAATGGTGTTTTACAGCCTGCCTGGAACCTTATGGGGGCGGTGCTACAGGGCCTGTGGAATGGTATCTTGCAGCCAATATTCACCGCGATTGGTGCCGTCTGGTCTGCTGTCGTCAATGGGATTAAAGCAGTCATTGATAATGTTTTGATTCCCGCCTGGCGCGGAATGTCCGATTTTATCTCGATGATTGTGGATAGGTTTGTGAAACCGGCGTTCGACAGGATGAGCGACGGGGTTCGGACTGTTCAGCATTGGTTCGAGGTTGCGGCTGATGGTATCAAGCATGCGTGGACGTCGGTGTGGGACACTATTCGTGATATTGCAAAGAAGATTGCTGGTGTTGCCTACAATAACGCGATTCTGCCTGCCTGGAATGCGATTGCGAATGTTACGGGTGTGCAGAAACTCGATCGTGTGAATTTCGCTACGGGTGGTGTGATGCCCGGCTATACGCCTGGCCGTGATGTGCATACGTTCTTCTCCCCCACCGCCGGGGTGCTTAACTTGTCTGGCGGTGAGGCGGTGATGCGGCCGGAGTGGACTCGTGCTGTGGGCGGGCCTGCTGCTGTGGCGCGGATGAATGCGATGGCGCGGTCTGGTCGTGGTAGTGGCTTATCGGTGGGGTTTGCTGATGGTGGTGTTATTGGTGGTATTAAGCATGCTGCGGGTAAGGCCTGGGAGGTCACCGATGATGTGTTGGATAAGGCGATGGGGCTTGGTAGTGATTTCGCTAATGCGGCTAAGCGGTTGTTCTTCGGCAAGATTGATGCGGTGAAGGGCCGTCTGGGTATTGGTCGTGGTACTAGCTTGGCTAAGTCGGTGGCGCCGGCATATCTGACTAAGGGTGCTGATAATGCGTGGAATTGGCTAAAGGAAAAGGTCTCAGAGGTTGCTAAGAAAGTGAAAGAGAGGTTGAGCGTCGGCGGCAACGTTGAGATGTATCGCGGGCTTGTCGAGCGGCTTCTTCGTGAAAAAGGGCAGCCTGTTTCCCTTGTTAATAGTGTTTTGCGCCGTATGCAGCAAGAGTCTGGTGGTAATCCGCACGCGATCAATAATTGGGATTCGAATGCGGCTAAGGGGACGCCGTCGAAGGGTCTTATGCAGACTATTGATCCAACATTCCAGTCGTATAAAGACCCTGGATATGACGATATTTGGGATCCGGAATCCAATATTCGCGCATCGATGAACTATGCGCTGGCCACGTATGGTTCGCTGTCGGCGGCATATGATCGTGCCGGCGGCTACAAGCGTGGTGGTGTTCTTCCAGCGTTCCTGCGTGATTCTGGCGGAATCCTGCCCAATAATTCCATCGCCGTCAATACATCCGGAGACAGTGAATGGGTCCTATCTTCCCAGCAGATGCAGGACTTCGCTCAGGGTATGACTGAAGCCTCTCAGCATATGGATGAAACCGCTCAAGCGTTTGCTGATGGTGTCGAGGCGTGGCTGAACGGTGAGGAAGACCGGATCGGGGCGCCGATTGAATGGGGCGCGCAATTCCTCGGAGACATTCTCTCCGATGTGACCGAGGACCTTGGCTCACCCTGGGGGATTGACGGTACAAAGGCACCCGACATCCTTGATAATCAAGGCCGGGTGAAGGTCTCTGTCGCAGGCCCTGCTGACGATCCTGGCCGTAGCGTGCTCCCGCCCGTGGAGGTGCACGTCAATATGAACGGGGACAATATGACGGTGTCATCGGATGATGTGCGGCGTGGGGTCAATCAGGCTTTGGCTGACTATCAGCGCAGGATTGAGGCTTTAGAGCGGGGCGTGCAGATCAATACGTTTACAACGCCAATGGTGGTGTAACACCAATTATCCAGGGGGGCTGCTGATGAATATTCAGCTTTTAGACTATCGAAGAAAAACATGGCACCTCGCCGGAGATGACGAGGGTGCCGAGGGGGTAACGCTCGGCAAGATCAGTAACACCGTCGGCAACATCAGTGACCAAAAGGATAAACACCAATCACGTTTCCAGTCACCAAGCCTAGATATCGGTGAGCTTGACCCTATCGAGCCGACACTCACCGTGCAGATCACCACAACACCCGAACTCACCGTCGAGACAGTCACCCGTCGGTTCCTTAACGGCTTAGACTTTTTCAAACCAGCCAAACTCATCGTCACGGAATCTCGCCAACCATCACTGTGCCCCTTCGTGCATCTTGCAAAACCGGTAGGCCTGCCCGAGGACACCACCGCCATAGACGGCACCACCATGGAGGTTGAACTTACCGCTAAGGACGGCTGCTGGTTCGGCCCCCAACATAGCGGCACCGGCATTGTAGCCATCGAAAACACCGGGGATATTCCACTATGGCCAACTGTTCGCTGGCGTGGCATGGCAGCACGATTCACCGAAGACCGCAACGGGCTTATCGTGCTCCCGCCAGCCTTAGGCCGATCAGGACTGACGTATTACACAGACCCGGCCACCGGGGGCCTTGTCACCGACAACCAGGGCTACCCGAACCATACAGCCTGGGCCACCATGCGCGGCGTGGCCTGGACACGGCCAGTCATGCCAGGAGACGGCACAGCAGTGGAGTGCCACCATTGCCAAGTGCTGTGGCGAAACCGTTACCTTTCACCATGGGCGCAATCAGGGGGGATAATTTCTAATGCAGGAACATCAAATAACGCAAATGGCCGCGATTGGTCAGAGGCGACGGGACGACCATACGCCGTTCGTCTATTTGACTGACAAATACTTAACCCCACAGGTCATCGTCACCGGCTACGTCTCACTCAAAGCCTCAGATAAGGTCAACGATGCTGGCACCTTCGCACTCGAAGTCCCAGCCCACCACCCTATGGTGGATTTACTGATACCACCATTAGCCTTCGACGGCGACCCCAACTCGGCTTTACGCAAGCTAACCGACATACAACAATTCCTCATCGTCGAATACGGGCACACCCGCTACACCTACTTCGTCGACAAGATCGTCGACCATGCCCAGCGAGTCAATCCCACCGTCGAAATCAGCGGAGCCTCCATCTATGAAATGACCGACTATCTTGTCATGGAATCCAACCCGATGTCGATCAAATCGCTCCAACCCAAATATATGGACGTGCGGGCCGGGGACTCACTCCGCGTGATAAAAACGTTCATCCTCATGAACCTGCGCAGGCTCTACCAATTTGACCTTCTACCCGACCCCGACCCGTGGTCACCGATCGCCTGGCGAGACTATGCAGATTGGCCGATCATGGTCAACCCTTTGCACAAGTCAGTTGATACTCCCTGGACAGTACTTGCCGCACGCTTCGACTCACTAGCCGACCTGACAAAAGAAACCTTAGACGCGGCGGGCCTCAGGCTAACGATCACTCTATGGATGCCGTGGGATCGGCAACCGTTCCCTACTCACACGCGCCTATGGAAACCCACCTTCATTATCGATGTCGTCCCCGTAACAGCCGATTCGTCCGTCGCCGGCCATATCCGTGAGGGCGTGAAAAACATCAAGCGCAAGTGGGATCCGGAAGACAACGTATCGACTGTCGGTATGTCTGCCCGCTCCAATCCGGACGGCTACAAACCCTGGGTGATGCTCCGACCAGACCACATCGACTACGCCACCTCGGATGTCACCATCACCCGATCGAAGTACGCTGACGTCACCGTTGGTGGGAAAAGCCCAGGTGCGATTAACCAACTTTTGAAACGGGCAGCGGCCTCCTTCGTCGATGGTGCTATTGCCGGTGCGAAAACGGCGTGGCCTGGGCACGATAAGCAGCTAGACGATATGCAATCCAAGCTGGAGAAAGCCAGTGAGAAGCTCACGGAGGATAAGCTTCTCGCGTTTACCCACCATCAGGCGACCCGCCGAGCACATTATCTAGGCCCGTACCGGCGTCGCGAACTCGTCGCCTCGGGTGAGGGGTTCACTGTAGAAGGTGAACAACAGGCGTTTGAGGCGCTTGCTAAGGGCAAGGGTGGGCTCTCGGCAGCGTTTAAGATCGCCGACGGATGCCCATACTCTCTCGGCTATGAGGTGAATGTGGGTGACCAAATTGGTGTCGAATGGCGAGAAATGGTGCTATCCACATGGATTGATGAAGCCACAATCACCTGTGAAGATGGCCACCCGCCGGAGGTAGAACTAGCCGTTGGTGAAGCAAAAGCTCGCCGATCTGCTCTACAACAACTCAACGATAACCAAAAGCACATATCGTCGGTCACAAAGCGACTAAAGACCCTCATCGGCTAGAATATAAGTTCGAACGAGTAGACTTCATGTTGTATAAAACAAGGGGGTGGAGCACATGGGGGTGTGCCTAAGCGAAGATACGCCCGCGGGGGCATGGGTTGTAGGAAGACCCATGCTAAATGCGTTTAATGAGGCGCACGCATTGTTTTTCGGCCAAGACGACTACACCACAGGACGATCAGCGATGGAAGCGCTGATCCCCACACTACACACGTGGCTGCCGAACCTAAGTTCGATCAACAAGTAGAAAAGAGGTAACTATGCCACTGTACGGACTCGATGTCTCTGAACATCAAAACGGAATGTACCTACACCGCGCACAAGCCGAAGGATACGACTTCGTCATCATCCGACTATGCGACGGCACCTACCGAGATAAAGTCTTCGGCTCCCATCTTCAAGACGCGGAAAGCGCAGGACTGATCACGTCAGCATACTGGTATCTTCGCGCCCCCTCAGAGGGAAGCACCATCGCCCAACAAGTCGACGTCATCGACCAACAAATGGGAGGCCGGCGCGACCTCGGCGTATGGATCGACGTTGAGTCCGTCAGCAGAAATCACCAACTCCTCCTCACTGGCGACGATGTGTGGGCCGCGAAACGTGAACTCGAATCACGCGGCTACCACGTGCCCGGCATCTACTCGGGTGCCTGGTACTGGGAAAACATGCCCGGCGGTGAACCATCCATGGATGGGCTCGGGGCACTCTGGGTATCCAACTACGGATCCAACGGCTACGGCACTGCCGCCCAACTCTATCCCGGCGACACCGACCGCCGATGGAACTACCCACTCGGCAACCACGCCCCCGATATCCTCCAATACGGCTCCAACTGCTATGCCGCCGGCTACCCCGGTGTTGTCGACGTCAACGCCTACCGCGGAAGCCACGACGAACTCCGGCACCTGTTCACCGGCAACTAACCAACCCCACCCCCTAGCGCAGCCATCTCACTCCTGACCGCACACCACATAGAGGATCACACCATGGCTAAGCACGACATCCCACACATCAACAACATTCATCCTGGCGAGTTTCACCTCGACCGAGGCATCACCCACTCCCCCTGGTACCTCCGGCAAGTCGTCTACACCACTGCAGGGATCATCGGGCTAGCCGTCACCGCCCTCGGTATTGCCACACCAGGACAAGTCGACGACTGGTTCCAAACCGCCGCCGGCATCGCCGCAGCTGTCAGCGGCGCACTCGCAGCCGTCTCCACTGGAGAGTACTCCGACTACCGGCCGACAGGACGCCCGAAAGACGCAGAAACCCAACCCGGCGACAACAACACACTCCACGCCCCACAAACACCCCCATCACCGCCTGTCACCTACACCCCCACCACGCCCACCAACGACGCCTACCAGCCACCACGCCCCACTATCACACCTCAAGGCGGAACACCCGGCCATCCCACACCAGCCCCCGAACACTAACCCCGGCCACACATCCGAAAAAACACCAACTAACCGCACAGGGGGCACTATGCACGGGCCACTCACCACCCTCCTCATCACAGGAGTCTCCAGCGCCATCGCAGGGCTTGCCTCATGGTTCGCCGCCATCACCAACGCCCATGGCAAAGAAAAAGTCGCCAAAGAACAAACGCGCTACCCCGAATGGAAAGCGTTCGTCGACGCAATCCAAAAGGAAACCGAACGCACCAAAAATGAACTCACCGGAAGGATCAACAACCTACAAACCCAAGTCGACACCCTCCGTGAACGAGTCAACACTCTTAGCAACAAATACGATGCTGCCCTCGGTCACATAGCCGAATGGCGTCACGCTCACCCCGACGAAGTTCCCGACAGGCCAGCCCCCGCCGCCATCAAACACGACCTATGAACACACACAACCCGAACAAACCTGAAACTCCCCGGCATCTCCGCACACGCATACGGCAGCGAGACCACTACACCTGCCAACTCTGCGGAGCGCCAGGACGGGAAGTTGACCACATCATTCCCACCAGCCAAGGCGGCACCCACCACCCGACTAACCTGCGAGTTCTCTGCCGCCCCTGCCACACCCGCAAAACAACCCGGGAAACACGCATAGGAAAGACGCAGAAAACACAACGCCTCCACCTCCCACCTGAACCTCATCCCGGCATCACCTAATTCCGACCCACCCCGAGAGTCCACCCCCAGAGGTTTACTTTTTGCTCAGAATCACTAACGCTTGGTAGGTCGATTAAGTACTTAAGGATAAAGTAGGCACAATGAAAACAATAAAAATGATCACCGCCACCTCCATCCTCGCCCTCACACCAGCGTCACTACTTCCCCTCCCCACACACCCAGCACACGCCGACACCATCAACGCCGGCGACAAATACGTCGCCCTCGGAGACTCCTACGCCTCCACCGGCACCCTCGCCCAACAAGTCCCCGGCACCCACCCCGCCTGCGTCCAAGACCAAGACAACTACCCCCACCAACTCGCCCAAAAACTCAACCTCAACCTCGACGACGCCTCCTGCGCCTGGGCACTCACCTACCAATACGACCAACCACAAAACCACGCCCTACCAGGCACAGCACCCACCCCACAAAAAGAACACCTCACTGAGGACACTAAACTCATCACCATCAGCCTCGGCGGCAACGATGCCGGACTAGCCGACGTATTCGCACAATGCGCCCCCCACATCCACATACCCGGACTACCCGACTGCAAAGACACAGCAGAACCGACAGCCACCGCACAAATCAACAACCCCGACCCAGAAGGCCGAACCCTCCACCAACGCCTCGTCGACATCGCCAACAACGCTCGACAACGCTCACCACACGCAAAGATAGTATTCACCGGCTACTACACCGCCGCAATGAAAGACTACCAATGCATAGATGATGGCTTCCTTTCCCAAAACGACCGCGCATTCCTCGAACAATACGTCACGAGCATCAACAACGTCGTCAAATCCGCCGCCCAAGACACCAACGCCACCTACGTCACACCACCTAACCAACCCGACGGATGGTGCAGCCCAACTAACGAACGCAACTCAAGCTACTTCGGAATCCCCGAAGGCAGCCTCATCGCCCACCCCACACACACCGGACAACAACGCATGGCACGAACCATCGCCAACCAGCTCTAACACAACCCCAGGGGACCACCCCCTACCCCCACCACCACACAACCCCCGGGCGACTAAGGCGTTAGTGGTGTGTACGGGTCTTGGGGGTGGGCTGCAGGTTTGTTTTATTGTTGGTTTTTATGGGTAGAGGTATAGTAGCAGGACACCCCCTTTCCTCGGGGTGTGATGAGAGAGGGGCCCCTGTGGGCGGCCGGGCGAGGCGCCTGCAGGGGTCTTTTCTGTTTTCGTGGTGCGGATGATGGCAGCGATGTCACTGGTAGGTTAGCGTTCGTTGACCATGAGTTGGGCTACGTTGAGGTGATGTCTAGGGGTTAAGGCTGTGTTGGTGTGGTTTACGATATCTTTCTTGGTTCGCAATGGAGAAGCGGGACCAGCCCAGGTGCGGTTGGTCCCTATGGGTGGATGGTCGGTTAGGTAGCTTAGACCGTGGTGTGGCTGGTCACTTCGGCCAACGCATCAGGATCAGTTTATTCTTCTATTGTACTATCCACGCGCAGCTCGGAGTAGCGGCTTTCTGGGATGGATGCGTCGAATGGGGCTCCTACTTCGTGCCAGGTCAGGTCTTCCCCGCATGTCACATTCTGGTTTGTGGTGTCCAGGATGAGGAATCCCCAGACCAGCCGGCCTTGTTTGCCAGCGGGAAGGTTGTACGGGCCTACGACTTGTTTCAGGGCCCAGTGCTCCGTGTATACGTAGTTGAAACCGAAGGTGTTGGTCATCAACTTCGGCAGTTCAGCTTTCTCTTTTATTTGGACACTGGTTTCAACCGTCTGTGTGCGAACATCCTTGATGTGTTGTTTTACGGGGACAGGATGATTGTTGTGGTTGGCGACGCTGGCGGCATCGGTCTGTTTAAACCAGCGGCGTTTAGCAATGGGATAGATCCCATTGCTGTTCGGTGTAGCGCATGACGTTCCTGGTTTGAAGTCATCGTTCCAGCGCTGTGGCAGTTCGAAATCCCCGGCGAATGTTCCGGGTGAGGATTTCTCCGTAGCGGTGGAGATGCCTGGTGTTGTCAGGCCGATTGCGAGTGTGCACAGTGTTACAGCAATTTTTCGACGGTAACGCATATGGGTTAGCCTTCGAGCTTGTCATTGTCGCGTGTGCTGATGGCCACGTGACGTTCCTTCGGTAAGCTAGCGGTGAAGTTTCCACCGTTTGCCTTCCATGTGTGGTCTGCGCCGCAAATAGTCTTCTGTCCTTCGAAGTCAGAAACAATCCAGCCAGCACGAAGGACGGCAGTTTTGCCGGGGGCGATATTGTATGGTCCCACGGTTTCGCCAACCTCGTAGGTTTGCGTGTCGGTGTAGCTGGTGGAGAAGGTCATGTGGATTAAATCCAAGATGGGGAAGTCAACGCCAGCAGACACATTCCAGGTTTTGGTCTTGGTTTCTGTGATTTGGCGTGTGACGGGTAGCGGTTCGTCATTGTAGTTGGATATTGTCCAGGTTCCGGCGGACCCGTCAAAATAGCTACGTTTGATAGCGATGGTTTGTCCGGTATCGCCTGGGTTAGTGCAATGATCTCCGATGGTCGTCGGATTTGCTGTTCCTTGGTCACGGGGTGGCAGTGCGTGTGCGGCTGGTGCAACGAAAAGTGAGGCTGCTGCTGCGGTTCCTGCTGCTGCTGTTGTAATGGTGCGGATGATGTTTTTCATGGTGTCTCCTGTCATGGGTGTGATTAGTTAGATGATTGGGTGGGTACGGGCAATGTACGCCACTGGTCTGGTGTGATGTCTTCAGTTCTGGTTGATCCGTCCTTGGATGTGATTTTTGCCTGTGCCCAGAATCCACTGGGTGCTGACGCCTGAGGATAGTGGGAGAGCAAGGAGTATTTTCCGTCTTTTCCGCAATGGATTTCTTGGTAATTCACTCGCGTCATGGTTGTTCCGTATTCCACGCGGACTTTTTCACCGGGGGCTAGGTGAACGGGTTTTAGAGGAGTGCCCACTGGCATGTATGCGCGCTCAATCACTCCGATAGATTCCAACCAACCGTTGGGCAGGTGGTTTCTTACGTTTTTCCAGTTAGAGTAGCCGTTGTATTCTGCGCCAACCACGTAGTCTGTCTGTGGTGTGTACGTGTACTCGGAATCTGACCAATTCAGGAAGTCGTTTGAATAGCCTGGTTTTGCAAAATCTGGTTTTGTTGCTGTGATGTGATAGGGGTACCAGGTTTTGTCTCTGTTGTTGCATGTTTGACCTAGCGTAGGCCAGGACGAATCATGCTGTGGTTCCTGTGTGGGTTCGATAATTTCGTCGCGCTTGGGGTCTGCAACTTTTTCCAGGCTCGGCCCTGAGCGGCTGTTGTAGGTGTTTCCACTGGGCTTACTGTTTGCCCCTGGGTTGCGGGTTGGAATATCCATCGCAAGGTCTGAGACGGTGCCATCAGCTTTGATGATGTAGGCGTATGCGTAACGTTCGGCGGGGCCGGTACCGCGAATAACGTTGGCGCCTTCGGCATTGGTAAGGACGCCGTCTTGGCAGGTGACGTACATAGCGATGAAGTCTTTTTCGACGACGCCGTATTCAATGCGGACGGATTCTCCCGGTCCTAGGTTGATGGGCCCGAAGGTTTCGTTGTCTAGCCACCCGTTGGATTCCTTTAATCCAATGTCGGATTTGGCGGTAGTGTTCCACCCGGAGGGGAGAGAGGCCTTGGAATTCGCGTCAATCTTGTGATTAGTTCCTGTTTCGATTGAGGCGGTGTAGGGAACTGTTTTGTCTGTTTTGTTGGTGAATTGGATGTTTCCATCACCGAGGTAGCGACGACCGGTTTCCCCATAGTGCCATTCAGGGTAGTGATCAGTGTGTGCTGATTCCGGAGTGCAACTCTTGTACAGGTTTGTGATTGGGTAGCCTTGAGGCATATCTGGGATGGCCTGTGCGACGGGTGTACCGACTGTAGCCAGTGGGGCTGCGATGAGTAGTGCAGCTCCCAGCATCCGGGTACTTATGCTGGATATAGACATGAATGCTTTCCTGCTGGTTCATTTGTGAGGGGCGCTCCTTGATGGGGAGCTCAATGGGATCAGAATGCGATGATGCTTGCTCGATCCTTTAATAAGGATATAGCAATTCTTAAACATTACAACCGGAGCAGCCTCATGACAGGAACTATGGTTCAAGGTGCTGGTGGTGGTGTTGTACGGTGCTGGTGTGATTGGCGTGCCCTGGTTTTTGTTCCGTTTGAGTAGATGGGAGATTTGGAACATGCTGAGGAAATTTGATCAGGATGTGATGGGCGGCGTCGTTCGTTGAGTTGAGCATCGCATCCTGTCGGAGAGTCTTTCGGTGTGAGCTGTATGTCAGGCCATTGCGGTGTGTTCTTTCTATAGGTCGTTGTCGGGGCGGTCGCCGCGGATCAAAGCGACGAGGTCGTTGACGGTCATGAGGACGAATTGGGCTCCGGGGTTGGTGGTGCCGCGCCGTTTGGCAACAACCACGCCTGCAACGGCTGAGTCGTTGCCCATTTCGATGTGGGCTTCTTCGACCCGGGGGCCGGGTGTGATTCGTCCGCCGTAGTTTTTCAGTTCGAGCACTAGCCTTTGCCCGCGCGCGTCGCGCACCCCGGTAATATCTCCCCTGTCGTTGGCGCCGGTGAGTCTGCGTCGTTCGATGTAGTCGCTGTCGAGTTCTTGGGCTAGGTAGGTGGCGATCAGCGTTTCGAATGATCGTCCGGCTTGTTTGGCGGATTGTCTGTTACGCGACATGGGCGTGGTCCTTTCGTCGGAGTTGTTGCCTTTTGTGGCGTTGTTGGTCGCGTAGGCACTGGCGGCATTGGGGGCGTTGTCGGCCGGGCTTAAAGTACTCGTTGTTCGGTGTGATGAGGTGGCCTTTGGGGCAGAGTTTGCGCCATGTGCGTCCGGCGACAATGCCGCCGATTTCGGCTCCGGCTTTTTCGTGGGCCTGTAGGTAGGCCTCGCATTGTTTGAGGGCTGGGCAGTGGTGGCAGACGGTTTTGAATTCTTCGGCTCGTGGTCCGGTTTGTGGTGCTGTGAGCCATTCGGGGTTGCCTTCGCAGAGGCGGCGTTTTGTGAACGCGGGCGGGTTTATGGGTGGTGGGTTTTTGTAGTCGGCTGGGTAGCCTTTGGGTGGCATTGTGTCGTCTCCTTACGCTGCTTTGGTTTGGGGTTCCTGCTGGTAGGCGTGCTCTGCTTTCCGGGCGAAACGCACAGTTTCATCGACGACTTCGCCCGGCGTCCACGGTGTTTGCGGCTCCCGGTTATCCCTCGTGCAGATTTCGTTGTATACCGCCTTGAGCTGTTGGTAGGCGCGGTCAAGCGGGTGAGGTGCGTCGTAGGTGTGGGCGGTGTCGAATCCCAGAATGAGTCCGTGGTGGTAGGTGATTCCGCCATGAACGCGGGCGGGAATGTCTGCCTCATCGGGGTACAGTTCTGGGTTTATCCACGGGTGGTCGTCTGGTACTTGGATATATCCGCAGTAGCTAGCGGTTCCGAGGGCGACGGCCCAGGGGATTCCGCGTTCCATTCCGAGCGTGTGGATTTTGCCGGGCACGTCGGCCGGGCCGAGTAGTGGCCTTGGTGGCATTGGTCTGTACTGGTTTTGGGTGGGTTGGATGTCGAGCCAGACGGGCCGGGTTGAGGGGCGCGGGTCGTGGAGTACTGGGGGTTTGAGTGTGGCTTGGGGGAATTGTGCCCTGATCACGAGGCCTAGCAGTTTGTGTGTGAGGGCGAGTCTTTCCTTGTCGTCGGGGTTGTGGGTTTTGGGTTGGTAGTGGAGTGCGACGGTGGCGGGGTTGGCGTGGTGTTCGCGTTGCCATTTCCGGATGTGGCCTTCGAGCATTCGTCCCATGTTGGTGACGAATTGTTGTTGCTCTGTGGTGGGGCGTGCTGTGGTGATGGGTGGCCTGTTGTAGGGTATGCGGATTGCGCTCATGAGGTTTTCTCCTTTTTGGGAATATTGGTCAGAAAGGTGGCAGGTCGTCGCTGTTGAATCCTCCCGCGTTCCAGGCGTCATTGCCGGGGGTGCTGTTGTTCCAGCCGTTCCCGTTTCCGCCGGTTTGTTGTTGGTTTCGGGGTTGGCTGTTACCACCCCCGCTGCCGCCGCCGGCGAATAGAACACTTGTTCCAACTTCGTCGGCGGTCAGCTCCAACTTCGACCGCTTCTGGCCGTCCTGCCCCTCCCACCGGCGCTGCCTGAGCACACCAGTGGCGATCACCCGCTGGCCTTTGCCGAGGGTGGCCACACCCTCAGCCAGTTTCGACCAGGCCGTGCAGCCCAAAAATGTTGCTTCCCCGTCCTCCCACTGGCCGGTTTGTTTGTTGTAGACCCGCTGTGAGCTGGCAATAGTGAAGCTCGCGACAGGTTTGCCGTCGTTGGTGTAGCGGACTTCTGGGTCGGCTACGAGTCGGCCGACGATGGTGGTGTGGATGGGCGTTTGTGCCATGTTGAGCATTCCTTTCATGAAAATAGGGTTTTAAGACGTTTGAACCCCCGCGGGTAGGCCACTACACCAGCGGGGGCGTGTTCGTGGCTCTACGGGGCCAATGAGCGCGTTTTAGAGCTTCTTAGGGCTCCACCAATGGCCCGGCTCCGCCCGATAGGGTGGGGCGTCCTTCCGCCGCTCGACCATCTCAGCGATCATTCGGGCTACTCGCGGGTGGATACGCTGCTGGTACTCACGGGGCGTTTCCTCGCGCTGACCAGGGGTTTTACTGTAGTAGGCCTCAATCTCAGCCTGTGTCGTGGGTTGTTCTCCCCGAGCCTTGGCCAACTCCGTGCGGCCTTCCGGCGACTGCTCCCAGCGTGTTTTAGCCACCCGCGCAGCCTCGAGAATGTCCAACGGGGTCACCATCCGCTGAGTGATCTTCTCCATGCAGAAAATCGTGACCGCCTCACTCCACAGACGCGGGCTGAGGTTGTAGCGGGCCACGACCTCCGACCAGGCCTGCACCGTCTGAGCGTCAGGGACGGGAAACCGGTCTTTCGCCAGATAGCGGCCCTTTTCAAGGATGTCGAGAGCCAGGTCTTCAGCCTGATCCTGGTTCATGGCTCGATCTCCTGCTGGTCCAGGACTTCGCCGTCAACGATGGTTGCCTGGTTGCGCATTTCTCGCTGTTGTTGCAGCTCACGGCGTACGTCGTCCCACTGCTCAGCTTCGGTTTTTCGTTGCGGCACCTGCCTAGGCAATGACCGGGCTGGAAGCGGCTCATCGTCCCAACCGCCACGCTCCAGCCAGGTGGTCGGGTGAGGAATGAACCGCTTTTCCGGGAGGTTCGGATCAGCCGCTAACCGCTGTGCCCCGTCAATGACGCGTTGAGCATCCCCGGCAGCCTTAACGGCCGCCGCGAATTTGGCACGAGCTTTCTTCTTCCCGACCTTCCGTGGGTAGGCGTCCCAGAATTCATCGAACCGATCAGACCGAGACTCACGCTCGCTCAAGTTGTGGGTTTGCGAACCTTTGGTTCGTGAACCAACGTTTTGAGCATGAGTGTTATCTAGTTCAACTGGTTCTAGTTCAACTGGTTCTAGTTCGTGTGTCCTATAGGCACCCCGGGGGGGTTCCATTTCGCACTGGGGTGGGGTGCCATATGGCACCGCCCCCCTATCTTGTTTATACCCCCGGTGGGTATCTATCGTGTCGTAGATCACGTACCCATTTGAGGTCTGAATATTGAAACGATCCGACTTCTCATACGAAACAATCCCGTCAGCATCCCGGTACCGAGGGAACGTTCGAACTAGCCCCACAGCCCTCAATTTGTCGAACGCTTGACGCAACGGCCGATACGACGTGTAGCCTAACGCCTCAGCGAGCCTTCTCATCGACGGGTGAGATTTGCCGTCACCGTCCGCGTACTTCTTCAAAATCGCGTACAGGGCGATAGCGTTCCCATCCTGAACCGACTCGATCACATCGTGCGGAACCATCGCGAACTTCCGTGAGTGGTCATACACATCAACCCGATTACGACTGTTAGTCATCATTTTTCACCTCCTACGGGTTTCGCTAACTGCATCCGGGCGAGCCAATGGGCGCGGAAATCCTCACCACTCAACCCCGCCACAAACTCAATCCAAGACTTCATAGCAATCTCCAAAATCAGCACAATTGTTCGATAAAAAAGGGTGAGGTAGTCACGGCAACAAAACGCACGCAACTACCCCACCCGAAAAGAAAGTTCACACAACAGGGGTGGTATTACTCCTCCATGATCGAATACGTCACCCCGCCCGCATCATCCAACACAGCCGGGCGACCCCGATACGCCACTGGAACCTCCCCAGGCTCCTGCCAGGTATGAACACTCAAACCAATCTCGGCCGACTCTCGCGGGTGGGCATGCACCCAGTCATGACAAGCCTTACAGATAAACACGAGGTTCGTTACCGTGTGTTCGCCGCCACGCGACCGGTATTGCCTATGGTGAAGCTGCTCAGCGCCCCCGGTGCACACCGGAAACACCATTGCCTCACACCGGCCAGCAGCACGATCACCAACAACACGGGCCACCTCAACAGGCATTTTCTTCCGCCTACCCATCGTGCCCCGCCGCCTGATACGCCGCATTCACCGACTTCTGCACCGACTGCAACGCCGACAACTTATCCCTATACGAGCGCTGATAATCCACAATCCGCTTATACTTCGCCTCCGCAACACGAGCCGCCGTCGCAGCGTCATACGAGTTCAACACCGCCTTTTGTTTACGGTCCTCGACAGACCCCGACTCAGAGACAAAATACTCAGCGAACACCTTCTTAAACTCCAGCTCCGCTAGCTGCCATTGGCTATACGCCTCACTCGCTGGCTCGATACATTGAGCAATCTTCGTTGTCGCTTTACGTATCTCAGACTCAATCTGAACCGGATTCAACGGCGCATACTCACTCATCCGGCCCGCCACCTTCCAGCTCATCCGTGCGCTTCTTAAACGCCTGCCACAACGACTGATCAGTCACCTGAGCAGCCTTCGCGTCCTCCCACAACGCGCGCAAAGCCCCCACATCAGGCACCGACCTCAACCGGTCAACAATCAACCGGCGGTCCTCATCCCGCTTCACCTTCCGCATCTCCTCACGGGTGACACGCCTATTGCCCCCATACCCAAGATTCGCCAACGCCCGACCAATAGCCGACGTCTCGCACGTCTCCAACGCTGCCGTTCGCTGCGCCATGCCCGCCCCGTCAATCTCAAAGGCATAGCCGGTCGCATCCGGCATCCCCGTATTCTCAGCATCACGCCACACACGGGCTTTAATAATCCAGCGTGTGTGCCCCGGATCACCCTCATAGGTCAGCTCAGTCAAACAACGGAAATTCGGATAATCCCTCCTAAAACGCAGTATGCGCTCCTCAACAGACTCATAATTTTCAAGATCAATCTTGGCCATTACGCGGCCCCCTTCCACTTCAACGTGACCCGCTGAGAAGGGGCCTTCCCCGGCTTCATAAACCGCTCATACAACTCCGGCTCCGCCCTCTTGAACCCGGCGGTATCAAACCGGGACGACCGCTTCGGCGTCGACAGCGTTACCTGCACCCGATCATCCGAATACGAGAAATCCTCCCCGCCCGTGAACTCCCTGATCTCCGCTTTAAGCTCATCCTCCAGAGCGCGGGCCTGCTCCTTCAGCTTCGACAACTCACGGACACGATCAGCAAAGAAATCAGGCAACCGGGCCTCCACATGATCGGCCTCAAAATCCTTCTGCCGAGCCAACAAAGCCAGGAGCCTTTCCTGCGTGTCCTTATCCGGGCGAATGAGGAAATAATCCACACCCTGAGGCACAAAATCCTCGTGATACTCAAACACCAGCACACACGCCTCAGCCCCCGTCACCAACAACTGCCACTGGATCTGCCACAAGTAGCGGTCCGGAACATCCTCACGCTTCCACCACATGTTCCTGGTGGTCTTCGCCTCAGCCAACACCGCAACAGTGCCATCCTCACGGCAACCCACAGCGTCCGGGGTACACGCAGCACCCTCTATTTGCGTGGACACATACAACCCAGTGTTGTGCTCCAGTCTGGAGTCCACATGCTCCCGCGCGTAATTCACCAACACCGTCTCCCGCTCATGCCCCCACTGTGTATACGAATTACCCACAAACGGCTTGCTCAACCCATGCCGATCCCGATACACACGCTCACGGGCACCAGAACCACCAGTCGCCAGATCCGCCATCATCGTCGCCGTGAAATACCGCTTCCGGGCCTCAAGCCACGATTCCTCAGAATCAAACTCCAAAAGCCTGCATTGCTTTTCCGACATAATTAACTCACCGTCCCCAACCAAATCAGATCAATAAACAACATTGCGATAGCGGCAACACCAACGACAGCATGCCAAACAATCCCCCACGACCAGCGAAAACGGCCCCTACTCTCCTCATAGGCCTGATTCGCCAAATCAATAAACGTCATATCCAACTCATCATCAATGCGAACGTGGCGACTAGCCGGGTGATCCACCATCGACTTCAAAATTTCTTCATCGCGCATCACCTCAACCCCTCCCCCACAAACTCATCAACAGCCCAAGCCGGAATACGCCAATCAGAAAACGGCGACCGCTTCGGCAAAGTCCGCAACTGGCCACTACGAACCAGCGCATACACCGAATTCGCACTCAACCCCAACATGTCCGCCACTTCACCAACCCGATACACACGGCGTACACTAAAAACTTGCCTTCTTTTCTTAGGCATTTTCACCACTCCTTCTTTGGTGACAATGAGGGGCCAAGGCTGTTGCGAGTAGACGCCAATCCAGACGCAACAACCTAAGGCCCCTCCCCTTTTTTCACATACGGGAAACAACCGTTGTTTCCCTTGTGGGCGGGCGGGGAATCGAACCCCACAGGTAGCCATAGTGCATTGACCACCCCGCGATGCCTTGTTGCACGGGCACCAGCGCCACCCAAAAAGTTTTGTTAACACCCCGTGTCGTTACCTCCACCACAGCCGTCGCCAATGGCAGGTGTAGGGAGGTCATCGCGATCTAAGAAACACGCTCGCTCCCCGTATCCCACAGGGCTATTCACTATGCGATTAATCAAATAACACCGGGCTGTTAAACCCTTGTGCCCTACCCGGATCACGAATCCAGGGGAGTCTTACTCGTAGGGCTAATGTGACGAAACAATGTGACGAAACATCGCTTGTATGTTTTATAGGGTGTGTTGTGACGAATGTGTCGAAACAAAACGACACACGTCTAGCCACACAACATCGAATGAGGCAATCACCTGAGACCAAACTCAGAAGGATCTAAGAGCTTCTCACCCTTAATCGCATTACATTCCACATGAACAGAACGAAGATTTTCTGGAATAGTCATGCCGCCACGAATCGTGGGAATTACATGGTCAAGACAAACATCCAAAGGATCCGACCAATCGAGACGTTCACCGCACAAATAGCAACGATCAAACTTCCGTAAAAACGTGAACAACTCACTATTACTCATTAATCGGTACTCATATGCACGCTGCCTACATGAACGCGAGCAATACTTCGGCTTTCGACCACGACCCTTGTACGCAACGGGCTTACCGCACCAAGAACAACAACCCTCTTTATCGACCGACGACGGTTTGCGTTGCAACCCGACCAACTGAACCAACCTCCTTTCTTCATCTCCTTCGCGCAGCTTCCCCACCACACGAACCACACACCGCACGAACTACACATTCGACTCCCCAACACCGAACAACTTGTCAATATGAGCCTTTCGGCATCCAAAGACCACGGTTACTGAAACTCGGTCTAAGAAGTCGAAGTAGTTAATGCCTACGAGTCCTGGGCTGCTTGTTGCCAGTCCAGGATCTCGGCCAGTACCGCTTTAGCCACCTTCGGCACAATCTCGTACTCAATAAGAATCCCCTCCGGGGCACCATCAATATTGAGGTTGATTCCCAACGAATCCGCCTCAATATTGAGCTTCGCAACCTTCCGCATCACTCACTCCTTTCACATAGTGTTCGGGCTATCTACGTTCATTCCGGATACGTACCCGTGGTCGGCTAAGAAGTCGGCAGCACGAAGAACCCTTACTAGGGCTTCAACATCCTCACCGCTTAGCTTTATGGACTTATCTCCAAGGGAGAGCACAACAGCACCGTCACCGGTTGCTAGATGGAGCTCTGGCGACCGAAACTCCAAAGCTGGTTTCATCACTCTTCACCCCTATCCGTGTAGTCGTATTCAATGTTTTGTTTTTCCATGATCCTTATCCTCTTTTCCTTTTAGGCGGTGACGGCGAAGTATTCGTCCCAAACCTGCTGCATCAAAGACCGGTCCGCCTCCGTGTAGCCATAAGCCTCAATAACTCGACCATTCGGCAACTCCACCGGAACCTTCTGCGGAACCACGCCATGAACATCCGTCCACGCAGCCTTCAAATGCTTTCCAAACATGGGGGCTTTAGCTGACAACTGTTTCTTCGACAGGCCCTTGCTCTTGAGGAAATCCTGCACATACAGCGGTTTCCGGGCCGGGTCCAGCTGTGGGGTCTCCCCCATCCCGCGGGCTAGGATGATGCGGGCCTTTGCCTCAAGAAAATCGTCGTGGATAAGGCCTTTCGCCGCTTGGGCGAGTTCCATCTGTGAGCGCAGCTCAAACATCAGCGCCTTTTGTTGGTGCTCAGTCGCGCGTGGGTTGATCGCACCGCCCTGGTGGAAGTAGCGGTCGAGAGCGTCGGCTGCTTCGTTTTGGAACGCTTCGAGTGTGGGTCGGACTTCCGGGGCGACGCGGTTGGTGTCGATAGTGGCTAGCCACATGGTCAGTGTCTGACGATCAACCATGAACATCTCTTGGTTGCGCCCCTTGGTGTCACGTGAGGTCATCATGACCCCACGTGCCCACGACTTGTCATGAAGCTTGCGACGCTGCGACTTACTGTCGATGCCAAGCGCGTCGCAGATCGGGCGAATAGCCGCCCATTGTTTACCGTCCTCAGTCTGCACAGCTTTCAGTTCCGCGTGAGCGCCTGGAACTGGTACAGTTACTAACTGCTTCATTTTTGTTCCTCCTTTGGAACTCCTTGCCCCGGTTACCGCCGGGGCATTTTCTATTGATTTGAGTAGCCTCTTCCCTGTGGGACACATCCCCAGGGAGGAGGTGATCACTGTGGATCAGAAAGTTGTCGATCTGCTTCAATCAATTGCGGATAACACGAGTCAAAATATGATGCTCAGCTCTATCGAAGACCGTCTCGGACACATCGAAGACGAACTACGAACTCAGACTGAGTTGCTCGAAACTATCCGCAACGTGCTAGAAGGGCGCTAGCCAACCAACTGCTTTAGCGTCTGCATAGCATTGGTCACGGCAACGACATCGCCATGGTCAACCGTGACCCTCTCACCTCCGGCGGTGGCAATCTCTATCTGCTCACCGTCGGAGCTGATAACAAAGTTCTTGTATTCAATTCGGGAACTCATCTCTTCCTCTCCTACGCAGCGATTGAGTTGTCTTCAATAATCATTTGGTCGAGCGGACGATGAGTGATCCGCTTAAGGATCATCAAAGTAGGAACCCTCGGAACGCTCTTACCCGTCATGTAGTTACGAACAGTCGTCCCCGTCTTGTTAAGAAACTTCCAGCCGAACTCGTCTACCGATCGGGAACCTGTGCGTTCCATCGCGTCTGTGATGACTTCGGGATCAAGTCGCATAATGTTCACCTCCTTAGTGAGTTCTGCCGACAACTTGCCGTTCCGGCTTGCTGATTGCCATTCTGACAGACTATCGGACATTATGTCAAGTTTTTTCTAGAAAATTTTATTTTCCCAGTCCAGACCCTTGCCATAATGGCAATAGTGGTGTTACGATGAACTCATGAACCATTCAGATTGGGTAGAACAAATCTCAGATGGCGACGCGATCAATGCGATCGCTACCAAAGCTGGAATCGTCCACCGGACCTTCGCGAGGCAAGTAGAACGAAGCCGTATTAGTGCTGAGAATGTGATCGCCATAGCCATCGCCTACGGGCATCACCCAGTCGGAGCGCTCGTCGACACTGGCTACCTCGACGAAAAATGGGCCACACAAGTAGACCCCGCCCGGGCACTACGTGCTGTCACCGAAGATGAACTCGCAGACGAAGTGTTACGCCGCATGAAAATTGGCGTGAAACGTAATGGCCCCCTCGACACACCCGTCGATGAGCTCGCGCAGCGTCGTCATGTCACACCCTCCGCTTATAGTGACACCACACCCGACGAGGAGGACCTCCCCTACGTTGCCGACAGCTCCCCGACCGAGCCAGAACCAGGAGATGATGACTATTCAGACGGCCCCTAACCTCGAAATGCTCGCCGCAACCCACGGCATCACCATCACCACCCACACCGGAGGCGAGAAAGGCCGCTGGTACAGCAACACCCGGACAATCTCAATCCGCCGTGACCTCGGATGGGTCAACACCCGCTGCACACTCGCCCACGAACTAGGCCACGCCATCTGCGGGCACGACAACAAAGCCGAAGGATGGTTTAAAGAACGCCAAGAACACGAAGCCGATACATGGGCCGCCAATTCCCTCATTAGCCAAAAGGAATACAAGGATGCCGAACTCACTCATGAAGCGCATTCCGGAGCCATCGCCTTAGAACTAGGCGTGACAGTCCACCTGGTCGAAGTCTGGCGCGACAGCCACAAAACAATACTCCCAGCCCCCTCACAGACCGTCTAGCCAAAAAGGAGACCCCTCATGCACATGCAACCGATATCCACAGCTACCCTGGCCGTCGCTTCAGTCGCTGCTCTTTCCCTCGGAGGATGCAGTTCAGACAACGATTCACACGGCACTAACGTAACCTCCGCGCAAGCCACTAACCTGGCCCATGAAATGAAGCTGGGGGAACCGATTCACGTAGATAAGTGTGATGGTGGTACCGACTGTGATGTTGATATCACTATGACAAACGTGGAAGCCTCGTTCACCTGCGAAGACTTTTTCCGTGAACACACTAACAATGCGCCCGAAGGGAAAGCATTTGTCACTCTCACCGGGACGGTTGATGTAAAACAATCGACAAAAGAATTCGGTATTGAAGACACTGATTTCGTTGGGCTAGATAGCGATAACAAGCAAACAACAGAATCAAACCCAGCACCGAATGATTGCGCGAGATCTGGACACAGTCTCGGAACGCAAGTAGGACCTGGAATGAAAAACGAAGGGGAAAAGACCCTTGAGGTGCCGACTAACACGACAAAGATTCGGTATAAGCCATCGTTTTTCAAAAACGACTACTACACCCTTGATATCTCTCACTTAAAGCTCAACTCAGTGGCAACAAACCATGAGCAGAAAGGCAAAGAAACAGACCTAGAGACAGCGACCAACATACCCACACAGAAGGCTCCCGCTGTGGTCTCAACCAATACTCAGCCAATGCGAGAAGACAGCGGCCATACATCGAACCCGGCACAGGGAGGCTCGCTTCCCGACTGCCCGGCATACCAATGCGGATATGGAAGCGATGAGAACGGCAAGCCGTATAAGAGTAGTGGGGAAACCCAGCTTGAGCATTTATGTCAACAAGGCGTAGTGACCGACCCTGAACAGTGTGGGAAAGCTAGTTAGCAAATTAGAACGTGTAGTCCGGCCTTTACGCGCATCAGGCTCGACTACCTTCCTGTCAGCAAGAAGAAACGGCCCATCCTCACTTTCGGGTGGGGATACATTCGTCTCTGGGGGTTGTCGCCCACGAACTCGGCGTCACCAACCACCTAGTCGCCGTATGGCGCAATACCCACCGGCCGGCCACACCCGTGAACTAGATCCAGACAAATGTAAACAACTTTTACAACACCCAGGTCAAGACCGATCAACGAACCACTACAACCTCGACATGATCCTCGCCGCTCTGGGATGCAAACCAGGTCAAAACCTGGCACGCCAACCGAATATACGTGACATGTTTACATAAAGCCGGATTGATACGGGCACCCTACTTATGTACTATATTGTCCCGAAAACTGATAGCCGGTTTTCCCACATGCCCCTCGTCCCTGCGGGGGGCATTCTTCATTATCAACAGCATCACCAGCCGACGGCGGACCACTACAAGACACCTCTGAACGGCAAACACCTCATAGTGACACAACCCACAGACACCCCACTACCTCACTTCAACCCACTTTTGCTACGATTAAACCCGTCGTCGTCCGTTAGTTCCCCATCGTGAGAACAAGCGAACTCATTCATCTGTTCCTCCTCAGAACAGTCTCCCCTCGCCCCCGCGAGGGGAATCATCCTTCTTACGGGCACTCCACCCCGCACAGTGTTACCCCGGGGCCGTATAACCCGGCAATCATCAGCTGAGGGTTCACACATAGAAAACGCCCCGTCTACCCATGAACCAAAAGCAGACGGGGCAACATTATCCACTACCAGAGACCTTCAAAAGAAGGCACCAACCACTATACCCACACACAATATAAAACCGCTACCACCGCCACACGCCGATCTAAACGGTAGACCAGCCCCCGGTGTGTGCAGTCGGCTACAAAACCTGAAATTTTTAAGCACACATACTAGCCTGTTAGACGCGTGACAACACGCATTCGGAAAACAGAATCAAAAAGGAGAAACCCCTTGCTTCGCAAAGCATCCATCGGCCTGACCTCCCTCGTCATCGCCGCCACCGCCTCAGTAGCACCAGCAATGGCAGAAACCACCCCGGCCGAGCCCACCGCCGCAGTCCAAACAACCACCGCTGCGGAAACCACCCCCACCGCCGACAACACCACCTCCACCCAAGACACCACCAAGCACCAGAAGAAAGAAAAGACCGCTGAAGAAAAGGAAAAGCAAGCAGAGATCTCTGCCAAGCGCCTCGACAACGCCAAGAAAGGAATTGAGGTCGCTAAAGACATCGTCGAAATCGGCCTCAAAATCGGTGGCTTCCTCTGGCCGGTAGTCGCCTAACACGCACCACGGCAAGGCCCCCGCAATCCACACCACACCGGTTGCGGGGGTCTTCACTTACCGCAAACGCCCCCAGAATTAGCCACCCCACACCACACCTAACTAGCCGCTAATAGCAAAGCGCGTACCACCCCTGACGTACCCCAACTCAACGAAGAAACAACACGTGTCCTCTATCAAACCCTACACAACCTCCAAAGGAAAAGCCTGGCGCGTCCAATACTACGACCCCGCCCAAGGCAAACGGCAGAAACGCGGATTCGCAACAAAGTGGCAAGCCGAAAACTGGGCCGCAGAAAACACCGTAGACCTCACCACCGGCCAATGGCGCGACCCCGCCGGAGCAAACATCACCGTCGAAACACTCTCTAAAACATGGCGGAAAGGCCGACAACACCTCAAACCCTCCACCCTCGACCGTGAAGCCTCACGCCTACGCAGCACCGTGCTGCCCATGTGGGGTAAACGGAAAATCGGAACCCTACGCAAAAGTGAGATTCAAGCCTGGGTATCGGCGTCCACCTTGTCCGGCTCCAGTATCAGACACGCCCACAACCTGCTAGCCCAAATCCTCGACGTCGCCGTAGACGATAACTATCTGAAATCTAATCCGGCGCGCGGGGTGAAACTCCCGCCCAAAGGGAAGCCCGTCAAGGTATATCTCACGCCTACGCAGCTTGAGCGCTTGGCTCACCATGCGGGGGATAAAGCCGTAGTGGTATGGGTGCTCGGCACCGTGGGACTGAGGTGGGGTGAACTGGTCGGCCTCAAAGTCGAGGACGTGGACGAAATGCACTCCCGGCTACGCATAAACCGGTCCGTGATCTACATCAACGGCAAGCCTGAAGAGACGCTGCCTAAGACGCATGAGAGGCGCACCGTGTCCGTAAGCCTTCCTGTTATGCGCATGATCCACGAGCAGGTGGCGGGGAGGTTGCCTAGTGCATGGCTCTTCCCCCACACCGGTGGAGGGCCACTGAAACGGGCCGACGGCACTAAAGGCTGGTTCGCGGCAGCTGTGAAGAAAGCTCAAGCCGAGGACCCATCGTTTCCGCGAATCACCCCTCACGGCCTACGCCACGTGGCCGCTGGCCTGTTGGTGTCAGCCGGGGCGAACGTGAAAGTCGTGCAGCGGCAACTAGGCCACGCTTCAGCTGTTTTAACGCTGGATACATACGCAGATCTGTTCGAAGAGGACCTCGATACTGTGGGACAGGCTATGGCTGGCCTATTTCGCATAGAGCCAAATTAGAGCCAAAGACGCTAAAAATCCTGATTTGACAAATAAAAAATACCCCCTGACCTGCAGTAACAGGTTGGGGGTTTTGGTACTCTCAACGGGGTTCGAACCCGTGTTGCCGCCGTGAAAGGGCGGAGTCCTAGGCCACTAGACGATGAGAGCACGCGCTACAGAGTTCTCTGCAGCAGCTGCTACAGACTACGTTAACCACCTAAAATTCACAAAATCGCCTGGTAAGCCACCTCTTTTGACGGCCACTACCACCACAACGTCTCCACCCCAAAAGCCCCACCCTCTCACGCTGCTCCCCAGCACCCGGACGTCGAATTCTGATAGCCTCGAGACTATTGCTGAGGAGGCCTAATAATTGATTACCTTCGATCACGTATCCAAGACCTACCCAGATGGCTCAACTGCCGTCCACGATTTCTCACTGGTCATACCGTCGCATCACATCGTGTCACTCGTCGGCACATCCGGATCGGGGAAAACGACGTTAATACGCATGGTTAACCGGATGACCGAACCAACGCGCGGACACGTATGCATCGACGACCACAACGTCATGGATGAGTCCGCCGTCGATCTCCGTCGTCGAATTGGGTATGTCATACAATCTGGCGGGCTCATGCCCCACAAAACAGTCGAAGCGAATATTGCGGTTGTGCCGACGCTCCTAGGCACACCTCGTCGCGAGGCCCGGAAAAACGCACGAAAGATTATGGAGCGCGTGGGGCTAGACCCAGCCTTAGCGAAGCGATACCCTCACCAACTCTCTGGTGGCCAGCAGCAGCGAGTAGGCGTCGCACGCGCTCTTGCATCAAATCCAAACATCCTGCTCATGGATGAGCCATTCGGAGCTGTTGACCCGATCGTTCGTCGAGAGTTGCAGGACGAACTCCTCCGTCTCCAACACGAATTAGGGAAAACAATCCTCTTCGTTACTCACGATATCGACGAAGCATTTCGGCTGAGCGACTCGGTCGTCATCCTCGAAAAAGGCGGTGTGATTTCGCAACATGGATCGCCAGCCGAGATAATGACCAACCCAAAAAATGACTTTGTCGCATCGTTCACTGGGGCAAGCAACACGAATAGAAAATTGACAACGCGAACGGTCAATGGTCAAACAGTTGCTCTTGATTCCTATGGAAGAAGCGTGGGGGTTCTTACCTCATGA